TTTTCCTCCATTTTTTTGCTTTTTTATTCCTCACAGAAGTGGGTGCTGGTGTGGGATACAGTGCAAGCCTTATTTTACCTACACAATGGCAAGCCGTGACTAAATTTGAAGCCCCAAAAACTGCTGAACTTGGTAATTATCTTTCTTTATCATCGACTTATAGTTTAGTCGGCGGTGCAGAAAAGGCCGCCGATTTAAGTAAAATTGAAGCTCAAACTGGCGCGCAAAGTTATGCTGAATTCCAAAAAATGGTAAATGACGCTCAACTTCGTCAGGAATTTTTAACGCAATATGAACCAATCAAACAACAAGCTGCATTAGAAAATAAATCGGTTGCTACATTAGTACAAGCGGTCAAAAAATCTATTTCTTTTACCAATGACACGCTTAGTGTTAGCTCACTTAGCGCACTACAAGCTGAAAGTTTAATTGGGGATTACATTCGTTTTATTAACACGAAAACCAAAGAGAAGCTCAACCAAGATTTAGTGGCGAAATGGAAAGCACTTTTCCAACAAGTCAAAGCGGCAGCTGAGTCGAAAATTGATGCTTCATGGGAAAACAAATTGAAAATGATGCAATCTGTTTCTCCGCTTGATAATCAGTTAGTCGCATTTCGTTTTGTACAAATGCCTAAAATTGAGGCTGTCCCGTTTGATTATATTAAATGGATTGGCGGTGGTGCAGGTGCTGGTTATATAGCTGGCAAACTCGTTACTATTAATGGTGATGAGTATAACAATAATAACCAAGTTAATATCAACGCAACCTATGATAAATCAAATGGGTTAATACCTGGCACAACTGGTAACTATAATATCACATATGGCGGTACCATCGAACCTAAAGTTCGTATTGGTCAACCTAATATCGGTATTGTATCTATCATTTATGGTCCAGAAATCGAAAATATGGATATTCCATTATATACTTGGATGATTGACCAAGAATCCTATCTAGGAGAACAGCTCAGATATACTGCCAATGGTATTGAAGGGAATATTAAGTTCTCTCCTAAACGTATCTTTATTTCCCATGAATTTGTGAAAGATGATACTGCTACTGATGGTGCAGCATTCATGCAACCTTCCCAAAAAGCAGGATTAGAAAATCTTGTATTGGAATATATGAATGATAAAGGTACTTGGTCCAACTTCAAAACGGGATCCATATCCTTTACTATGATTACCGAAGAAGGTCAAACCTATATCGATATTCCATTACGTGTGTATTCCACAAAATGGAGATTACGTCTACCAGATGAAAACCTTCATCTTAAATCGAAGAATGGTGTTAAGATCGATTCTTACATCACATACACAGAAGATGAAATGAGCTAATAAGTATATATTATAAGAATGAGTATGGATTATCCATACTCATTCTTTTTACTGTTTGTTCGAAAGGGCTAGTAATATCTAACATTATAGCTAACAAACAGGTATTGATAAATTATTTCATATTTGGAGGGCTTTATTATGGCATTCAACACATCTATGACAAGTCAAAGTCAAACGAATCCTACCGACAACATCAACACTCGTGGGATTCAATTCTACAATGGAGATGCTACCATCGTATTCGATTATTGGAATGGTATGGCATCTATCAAAATCCATCCAGCACTTCCTGAAGCTGAGCGAGCTAATAAACAAGTATACGATTACAAAAAATCTGTATCTGTAGCACTTAGCCCAGATAATGCTGTATTGATGGGTAAATATATTAAAGAAGATATTCTTCCTGCTATTGAAAAAGGAGAAGAATGTACTCGTGCCGTTGTTAGTGCACGTGTTAACTTATTCGTAGTATCCACTGGCGTTAACCAATACGGTGAAGTAAAACCGTTTATTGGTATCTATCGTAAATTGGATGAAAACCGTATTCCTGCGGAATCTATGGTATTCCATTTCGATAAACATCCAGTGATTACCAAATATGCACCTGCAACAGGTGAAATCGATATGAATAACCAATACACCGAAGTAGTTGGTGTAGGTGAATTCTTTACTGCTTGCTCCGCATTAATGAATGCTGGTGTACATGCAGACAACTTTTCCAACCGTTTCCGTATCAACCGAGAATATGAATTCAGAGCAGCAGCTTCTGGTAAATTAGGTATTGATAATGGTAGCGGTAATCGCACTAATTTTGTGAACCGTTCTAACGCTGGTGCGTCCCAAAACATCTGGGATGTGAAAACACCAACTGATAACTTATCTAACGATAACGGTGGCGGTTCTTTAGCGGAAACATCAACAGCATCCTTTGATGCATTAAGCGATTTGATGTAATTCGTTAGTGACTAGAAAAATACTTCCGATGTATTTCGGAAGTATTTTTTTTGGAGGTTCTATGAGTGAAGATGATAAACTCAAGAGTCTGACTATATTGGTGACGTATCGCGACATCATTAAGACAGCTGATTTATATATATTGGACTTAGTGAAGACGCGATTTCGTGATAAATTTAAAGACTTAATTGATTTTAAGCTATTGGATACCTTAACGGATGAAGCACTCATGCTTCATTGGTTAAATCGTCCAGTAAAGAATGTTCTCGAGTGGTTAGCGATTAAAGAGTTTGATTATGAAAAGAATTATCAGTTTCTATATGATAAATCTAAGAAACTGTATATTGATGATGATCGAGCACTTAAATTTGATAAAGTGCTGGAGAACTACAAGTTTTCGAAGGCAATTAACGATATCTATGTGTGGAATCCCACCTATGATAAACGTCAATTGTTTGATCTCAAAGTAAGGCATGGTTTAGGTAAAATCAAATACGTGACAGGTGCTAGCTTGGAACGTGTATTAGACAGAATTGGTTCTGTCAATTTAGTGTACGACACAGATGCTGATAGAGTTGCGGAGCTCATCAGTACAGGTAAATACCCTAAGATGGTATTTGGTGTCGGAGCATATGGTTATAATTATCAACGGGATTTTATACTGAAACATGACTTAGCGGATAACGTCAATGTATCAACTTTCCCTATACTCGTTATTAATGAATCATACCTGTTTAATGGATAAAGGAGATACCACTGTGAGTGAAATTTATAATCAAGCGGAAGATAATCAAATCGCCGTTAAAGTAGTAAAAGATACAAGTAGTTCTTTTGATACGATGGAACAAACGTCTGTTGTGCCTAGACCTACTTTTCCACAATTAATTCCAGAGAATAAGAATAAACACCCTTGGAATGTAATTACAGAAGCAGAATTCAAAACTCGTATGCAAGAAATCTTCGAGATGGTAGCTTCTGCATTAAAAAGTACATTAGGACCATATGGTGCCAGCACACTCATTGAGTCCATGGGTACCTACCATTTGACTAAAGATGGTTTCACCGTATTGAAGAATATCCACTTCAATAACCGTACAGATAATACTATCCTAAATACTATCTTGACTATCTCTCATCAAATGGTTATGAAAGTTGGTGATGGTTCTACATCATCTATCATTGCTGCTTATAACTTCTTAAATCGTTTATCTCAATCTGATGAATTGAAAGCATTACGTCCTCGTGACTTGAAACAATATGTAAACCAATTCGTTGATGTAGCAACACAATACATTCAATCCAATGCTCAACAGTTGACTGATGAGAACTTCTTGGATATCGTAACGAATATTGCTAAGGTTGCTACAAATGATGATAAAACATACACAAATATCATTCATGAAATCTATGAGAAATGTGGTCGTGATGTAACGATTAGCAAAGCTATGTCTGATACAAACGAACCTTCTTATGAAATCAAAGATGATATGTTCTATATCGATGCGTCTTACTTAGACCGCATCTATTGCAATACTGATAATGGCACTAAAGTAGAGTTAAAACAGCCATCTGTAGTACTATTCAACTTCACCCTTGAGAATAAGCATTGGGATTTAATTAAGATCATGAATGCAGCTATAGCTAAGTCTGACGCAACAGGTCAAAAGCAATTATTAGTAGTAGCTCCATATTATGATGACCAGTTCTTAGATAGAGTGAAGAACGACATCAACCGTTTCCGTGCTTGGTATCAACAACAGCAACAACAGGCTGGTGCGATTCCATTCCCAATGATCTTTGGTAAAGCACCATTCTTCAAAGCGATTCAACGTGATATCTATGATGATGCTTCTGCATTCTTAGGCAATACAATTATTAACCCTATGGATGCTGATCATCTCTTAGAAACATTGAATACATTGAATGGTCAACAAGTTCAATGGAATGAATATGAACAAGCTAAAGAAACAATGCAACCAGAAGCATTCGAACAATTCTGGGGTTCTCGTCCAGTACCAGAAAACCCAGAAGAAAAAGTCAATGAGTTATTAGAAGAAGTATCCAAACGTTTCGGTACTGCTGAAAATGTCTTAATGACTAATAAAACAATCGAATTCACTGGTTTAACTAACCAAGATGCGAACATGATTAAACTTCGTACCGATATTGCTCGTGGTGATATGGAAAAAGAATTAGCAGAAGTGGAAAACTTACGCTATATCTCCAAAGACTTCATCGCTGCTAAAGAACGTTTATCTCGTTTAGCATTGAAATCTGCAACGATTCGCGTTGGTGGTAATAGCGAATTGGAAAAGAAAATGAACGATGATGCATTAGATGATGCTATCAAAGCATGTGATTCTGCACTTCGTTATGGTATCAACCCTGGTTGTAATACTGCCATCATTCAAGCATGTATCCCTGAATTGAATACTCGTTTGAGTGACCAAGACCCTATTATCAAAACGATTGCGAACATTGCTTATGAATCATTCTTAGACGTTGTACAAACGATTCATAAGAATAAAGACCCTAAAGTAACTCGTGACAGTGTAAAATACATTGTAGAAAACTCTGCCATGGAAAACCGTTGCTATGACTTGGTAACAGAAGCATATTCCAATGATATTATCAACTCCTGCCGTACGGATATTGAAATCTTACGCAGTGCGATTGCTATCATCGGTGTTATCATCTCTTCCAACCAATACTTAGCAGCCGATATAAAAAATTAAGCTCTAAATTACAAATAGATAGAAGGAATTATTGTCTTCCTTCTATCTATTTTTTTATTTGATTAATGGAGATAGTGCTAATGGATCGATTTTATCCAACACTGAAAGACTTCTTAACCGAGAAACGAGCTAGAACGCAACAAACCATTTATGGTTACGCTAGCATAGAAGGAAACTTCAAAGAACGGTATAAGCAGTTTATTAAACGATTTCCTACATTGGAAGTCAAGTACTATAAATCCCATTCATCATATTTCATCCATGTGAAAATCCCTTCGGGTAAATCAATAGATAAAGGAATCGAGTTAGCCTATGATGTAATACTCGAATTCTTTGCTCCAACTGATGATATTGCTAAACAGAATAGTTTACAGAACTGGACGGTACGAGCATTCTCTAATGCTCCGTCATTCGCCTATCGATATGCCTATGTATATTATCATACAGGGTTAATGGTCGATGGTCTACAAGACAAGTTTGATGATAAGATTCTTAAGGTAAAACCTACAAAACAGAATCCAAAAGAACTACTTGGTTTTGACTACACGATATTCTTCGCTATTATGTATCTTATGAATCGTCCAAGCTTCATACGAAACTTACATAACCGAAACTTCGGGAAGTTTGAAGACTTAGTGAAACGTGCCAAGGACTACTATGAGGTTCTACGAATCTATAACAAAGTCAGTCGACTATCCCTATCGAACATTAAGAATCGTTTAACCCTTAACGTCGATAAGTTCAAGCGTCATCGATTCCATAATGAGTCCAATTCCACAGTTAAGACAACTAAACCTGTGAAAGCAACATCATTAACCAAACCCGTAAAGACAACCAAATCGATTAAAACAACGCGAACCACAAAAACAATTCGAAAGAAAAGATAAGCATATATTATCGTTATGATGCTCGACGTTGTTATGTTTTATAGTTCACATTGAGATGGAGAAGATAAGATGAGTGATGATGTAAAAACGAATGATATCGTACTAGACCCTGTCCCTGAAGGTGTTATACCTGTTGATGAATGGGTATATGGTCCTGGTGATGAAGTGATCACCTTTACTGCAAAACAGGTCATTGTACCATTCGACGTTATTTTTAACATCCCTAGTCAAGTACGTAGATTAAATGACTTCTACGTAGTGTATAAGGATGCATATGTAAAGCAGTTCGATGAAATCACGAAGTATATGAATTACTTCATCAAATTCTATGATCCAGATAATGAGTTATTGAGTAACTACTTAGGTCTTAAGTACTTACTTGAATCTCGTAAGATTAAAATGGGTCGAAAAGATTTCATCAAGTTATTGTATGATTATATAGTAACACCAACCATGTATCAGAAAGTGATGAACATGGTCAACGATAACTATCGTGTTGATTTAACTCAAAAGAAAAAAGAAGGGATTTCCTATTATGAATCTCTTGAGTTTACCAATCATCATGCGAAGTTATTGATGTTAATTTCTATCTTTATTCGGATATTCATTCCTATGGTGATGCATTACATCTCCACAATGAAGTCTAAATCCGAAAATGCACATTTGATTGAATACTATCGACCAATCTTTGATATAGTTGAAGAAAACGAGCATGTTAACCTATATCAAAAGTTGTTCAATTCCATCAATGTATCTGTACAGTTATCGTACAAGAAGAACAAGATTATTTGGGATAAATATGAAGCACAATCTGTGGATGTTATCTCTCGATCTGAAGAATACTTGGATAAGAATATCATCGTTGATAACGTATTCAAGTATCAATTTGATAAATCTATCATTTCCTTTAACAGTGTTATTATCAAAACACAATTGAAGTATTCTTCCCATAAGAACTTCAATATGAACTATAAGGAAATCAATCAGGAGAAAGACTCCGAAGGTTTATCCTATTTAGATAAACTTGAAATGAGTGCTGTTAAGATTGATGAGAATATCATTCTCTTATCAAAGGTTAATATTGATAGCACGATCAAGCGTATCAAACGTGAAAATCGTATCAAGATCAGTAAAGATGAGATCAAGTTCTATACGGAACAATTTAAAGTGAACCGTATCAGTAAGAACTTAATCTTCTATTACTATAGTAAATACTTTGGTGGTTACAACGATTTGAACCATATTACGTTAAAGCAATACATCAAGTTGATGATTCTTATGAAACGGAAGATGGAGTTCAGTGGGTACCAATACTTGAACCAAATCATTACCGCTAATATCAATGGTAAAATCAACAGTCGTACTATCCACAACTCCAAGTTCATTGAGAAAGTGGAAACCTCTTCCGTATACCAAAACATTCGGAATGAGAAGTTTAAAACGATTAATGATGCAGGCAAAGGTGATTTGATTATCAATATCCTATCCACCTTAATCAATACCGAGTTCACCTATGTGGATTATGATAATCCTGAATTAACGGGCGAACCGATTGAGATGAATCTTGACATCTTATCACAAGAATTCTTAGACTTTGTAAACCAAATCTAAGTATATATTATAGTAGGGAATAGCAATCGCTATTCCCTATTCTTTTTTAACATGAGGAGAAAATGATATGGAATTTAAAACCTACATGAAACAATTGCTATTAGTGCTTAATAAAGCAAAACGTTCTGATATGGTGGAATGGGGTAAACTACTTCACCAGATGGACCATTATGGCTCATATAAGAAAAAAGACCTAGCTCGGTTGCGTCGATATATGAAACAGCTATATCATGATGCCGATGTTATACATCTTGATCCTGGCGATTATCAATTCTTTGCTGAATATAACGTATGTGACGGTAACCTTCGACATCATAGAATGATGCAAATCTCATTGCGTGATTATCTAATATTAAAGAAATTACAAAAAGGTAATTATCGTGGTGTGATAGACATACTACGAGGTGAACCTGATTCCGTAAAGAAAGAGTTTCACCCGATTGTTATGAACGCAATTCAGGAGAAACTGTGGTAAAGATATGGAAATTACATCAATTCAGAATGTAATCCAGCTTCTTGAAGAAACTCCATATGCCAGATGGGAAGATAAAGAGCATCTGATGGTTCGCTGTCCCATCTGTGGGGATTCAAAGAAACATCATGATGGTGCTCATTGTTCTATATGGGTTCGTAATAATGAACCATTAGTATACCATTGCTGGATATGTGAAGATGCTGGATTGGTAGATCGACAATTCCTAGTCGATAAGGAAATTGGTGATATTGATAGTACGATGCAACTCGAACAGTTTAATCGTGCTAATAGTCGCCGTAGTGCTAGTACTAAACGTACTAAGAATGGGCAGGTACAGAATGTAGAAGTGCCTGTTATAAAAGAACATCATATGAATAAGGTGGAATATCTTAGAAACCGTTTAGGTATTAACTTCAAATTAGACCAATTAGAAGCCTTACGAGTGGTTACATCCATTAAAGACTTCTTAGAAATCAATAAGATTGAAGTAAATAAGAAATACGAATGGTGTCTGGAACAGTTAGAACGAGATTACGTTGGGTTCTTGTCGAGATCAAAGAACTTTATCATCTTTCGTTCTATTAACCCAAACAGTAAGTTTAGGTATATCAACTATAAAGTTTTTGAACATATCGTGGATGCTGAGAAGTTCTATACGATACCCTCACAACCAGATATTATGGATAATGACGTTACTTTACATATCACTGAGGGGATATTCGACATACTCTCTGTAGCGATGAATATGGGTGAAAAACGTAAAGGAACTCATATCTATTCTGCCGTATGTGGTTCTGGTTTTCCTCGTGTATTAGAATTCTTTTTACGGAAAGGTTTCATTGGTAACCTAACCGTTAATATCTATTCTGATACGGATAAGAAACCAGGATTCTATAATAACCTATTATATCTTAAAGGTTGGTATAAAGATATCAAAATTATCTATAATACCTATCCAGGTGAGAAAGATTTTGGTGTACCGAGCGATAAGATATGTGCTCAAGAGGTCAAGTTACTTAGGAGATGATGACGTATGACAAATGAAGAACTCACAAAGATTATCACAGAGTGTATCTATGAGGCTAGACAACAAGCCTCTGATTACTTCGATAGTATGAATCCAAAAGACCCGAAACATATGGAATGTATTCTGGTTAGCGAGGATTATTGTGATACTGTATTGAGTGACTTACAGACAACCATACTCAAACGTATTAACTCGTAAAATAAATATATATTATTAACAGGTAGATTGAGGGAAACGACTCAATCTACATCTATATGGAGGGATGCTGTCAAACAAACTCCTATTCAATAAGAACCCCTTTTTATTGATAGACCAAATAACACACAAACTAACAACCTAACAGAAAACCCTTATTTTAACACACAAACCCTCGACAGCATCCTTTCCCATATATTATAATGAGGTATCGATGGATAACTTCCTAATGCTATAGCTTTCACTCCAATCTAGCTAACGGCTTAGGAGCCCCAACAATACGTTTCCTTGCAATATTCTACCGTCGGGTTCTTTCCCTTACTTCCCGACACTGGGTTCTCTCTACTCTCCCATAAACAACACATCACACCCAGGTAAGTAGAATATACAATTCCCTTCATGCATGGAAATAAAAATCTCTCCCGACTGCTCATCCCTAGGCAGTCATATCTTACACACGAAATAAATCACCCCTCCATCGATACCTCATTATAGTGTATGGGACGCAAGAAAATCGGATACGCATCAGCGTATCCGATTATTATATTTCTGATTAATTATTTTTTTTTGATTTACTGCGTAAATCGATCTGATCGTATGTGTAATGATGGTAAGACGTATGTATATAAGATGGCTTGACACCAGGTCCTATGAGAAGAACATAACCAGATCTGTGGTACATAACATTGTGAAAACGTATCATGTGAAATGACTTGTATTAGTTTACAAAACTAGAAAAGTTAAGCATGTTCTGTTGATAGACTAATTCATGTTATGGTATATTATTGGAGGAAATGCTCGTACCACGTGACGAATATTGGACAATAATTAATCAATACTAGATTGTGGTGAATATAAACCTGTACTTTAAACAAATCTATAATATTCTCTTACTAGAAAGAGGTGAAACCGATTGGCTAGATTTATTGATAAATCAGAGTTTATCAACCAGAATGTCAACCTCGCAGAGAGTCGAATTACGTCACAATATTCTACGTTCCTGGAACAAAAACCGACGTTCACTACATTCTATCATGTGAACACACGTAGATCTACCACAGATAAAGGTCTTAAAGATATAGAAGGATTGATTGATAGTCGTTCACCAATTCGTTATAATAAAATCTACAACTTCCCACTCTATGGTATCGAACAGATACAGTTAGATTTACAAGAGGAAGATGAAGGTTTAAACTCATCCTATGATGGCAATGCTGTTATTCTACCGAATACGATTTATCCATTACCTGATGACTATTTCTATATCGACTATTTAGGTCGTAAGGCATTATTCCGTGTAACCGATGTAAAATATGACACCATTAAGAGTAATGGATATTATAATATAGCCTTCACTATTAAATCAGTAGACGAGCACGATGTAGATGTGCTCGATACATTAGTGGTGGAAGAATATAACTGCGTATTTGAGAATATTGGTACTGGTGATAACTGTTTAATTAAATCCGAAGACTTGCAGTTGATGAACCGCATTCGTCAGATTTATGAAAACCTTAAGACTGGATACTTGCAAAAGTATCTCAATGCAAAATACAATGCGTTACTATACATGGTAAGTTCTGAAAACATCATGTATGACTATACAATCTCTCGTTTCGTGAATAGAAATCAAATCTTCTATGATAAGAAAACGAATAACACTGTGTATGTATATGAAGAAGAACGGCAAGTGAATAACTTTGAGTATGAGAACACGATCTATGATCGGGTAGTTCATAAAGATTTCGATGATTGGGAAGAAGTGTTAGCCTATTTTAACGTAGAACCTACGTTTATGATGGCTGAAGTATCTATCTTCGACTATTATCGAGATCGAAGAATCAAATATATGCAATTCTTTGACTATCCAATAGGCCCATTTAATGATTCATACTATAAGTATATCAGTAAGGACTTCTTACATGCCATCGAATACCAAGATAGTACATTGCTACCACCTAAGGAACGTCCTTGGGAACACTTTGTATTTATGTATTGCACAACCGACAATGTATTGAGTTTAACAAAATGGTTAGATAATATCGACCGTAGAAGGTTCCCATATAGCTTAGAAACCTTTGTTTTCATACCTTTGGTATTATATAGCCTTAGACAACTCATTAATCAACTTACTAATGATAGTAAGGCGTCCTCAAAAACGATGGACGAACATCTTCTTAAAAAAAATGATTAGTACTAATTTTTAGGAGGTCAATTACAATGGCTTTAAAAACGTTATATGCAACTTTCGAAGCAGAACGTGCAGAACAACAACATCAAGACTTGATGTTAGAACGTATTCTTGGTTCCGATGTACGTGATGCTATCATGGAAGCAGCGGAAGAAGAAGATACAAAAGAAACTAAACGTGATAAAACAGGTCACAAGGAAGAAGACTCTAAAGAAGATTCTAAAAAAGATGCTAAAGATTCTGAGGGTAAAGAAGAATCCAAAGATGACGAAGGCTCTGATGAAGAAGCTACTGAAGAATCCTTCTTCTTAGACGAAGATGCTATCCTCAACTATGTAGGTGAAGCTGACGAAGCTGATGCTGAAGTAGAACCAGAAGATGATGCTGTAACAGAAGCTGAATCCGAAGAAACTGAAGATGAAGCTACTTCCGACGAAGATGAAGCATTGGAAGCTCTTATCGATTCTATTCCTGAAACAGACCCTTCCGAATGTGGTGATTGTGCACCAATCGGTAGTGTTGAAGAAGCGTTAATTTTCGACGAAATCGATCGCTTAGTTCCTGATACTGTAATTTACTAATACTTAGTATATAGGAGGACTATTGATGAACGTTTTCACTGAAAAGAAACAAATCGTAATCGATTATCGTGGTGATATTCCTGTACTTAATGTAGCGGGTCCAATTGATATCCCTTATTGGGAAACATTGGAACATATCTCTCAAATGCTTATGTACAACGTACGTATCTATGAAGTATTGAGTGATGGTTCTAAAGTAGAACTCGATCTTTGCAACTACGATAAAGAAAACGACCCAAAAAAACAAGGCTTGAAACAAGCCTATGAACCAGTTACTAAAGACAACCCTACTCGTCTTGTAACTGATAAACCATTAAGCATTTCTGAAGTAACCGACAACTTCACTAAACCGCAACCATTACCACCTACTAAGATGGATATGATTGATGATACTAACTATGAATCTATGGTAACTGGTGAAGAACCTAAAGTTATTTCCAGCAGTGCTACTATTCGTGAAGAATCCAATAAAAAACAAAGTAAGAAACTTCAAAAAGCGAATAAAATCTATGTTCCACCAACTGTTGATGAAGTTGATGAAAAATAGTCAAAAAAAAAGAGAAGCGAATGCTTCTCTTTTTCTTACGTCTTTTATCGGCTTAAAGCCTTTACTACCATAGGGGCAATGCCAGACTCGAAGAAGATTTCTAGTATAGGCCAGACATCCACTCTCATTTTACATCCCCCTTTCGCACGTTATCAAGTACTGTTTGGAATAGATCTCGTGGATCTATTCCTCGTTGACAACACTCCCAAAGAATCATATCAACAAGAGCCGATGTATCATTGTTATTATACGTAGTCATAAATGATATCACCGTCCTTGTCGCGTTTGGCACTTGCCATATACTTGTAGGATTCTTCTTGGGCTTCTTGGAGCATGTCGTGTCCTTCGAATTCACCAACTACAATAAGTCGGAAGATAAGAGGATCAAGATTATATTCTTTCATCAAGTACATAACCTGTTCACGATATCTTCTAGGGAGCTTAATAATCCCAACGATATCACCCTGAGTCTCTTTCATTACATGAGCACTCACCGGCTTACCTAATCTGGACACGATTCTACAATCGGTCCGTTCTAGTAAATCAATAATATCCATTAGTCTATTGGATATATTTTTTTGATTATTGTTTATCCAATTGGCTAGTACTGGTGTGATTTGGCTAACGGAGATCGCATCAATATACTCGATCTCCTTATTATTGGAGTTGATATAGTCTATTGCTCGATTGAGTTCAATAATCGGATCCCTTTTAGTTCCTTCACATACTCGAAGGAACTCTTGAATCTTATTCTCTAGCTCTCTACTAACAATTGCCATTGGTAGTTACCACCTTTCTTTTATTAACAGCGACTAATCGCTTAGGAGCTAATGAAGATTTTGTGTAATTATTAGCCCACTCTTCTAATGAAATATTGCGATACTTTGTAATATCGCGATAGTGATAGGAGTTGCGTACAGCATAACTGAACGTTTCTCCCTTTAACCATAAATCGTTAATTTCGGATTGTCTATCCTTCAGTAACGCCCATAGAACTCTAACTGTCCAGTTAGATATCTGAGTTTCGGTTGCTAACCGTTTTATAGAATCCTTAAAACGTTCAGATACCAATAGAGTTAGATTTACGAATGTTACATTTCGGTCTAATCCATGGATTCGACCACTAACAATCTCAACCCATCGAGGTACGGTAATCGTACGGGCATCCACTAGCATGGTTTCCACTAGCTCGATTAGTTCGTCAGGTTTGTACATATCCATCAAGATATCATACATTCTACGGGGGATTTTAACCTCAATCGTAGAATGGTTTTTATTATCATTCTTACCTACGATAACCGTTTTAGCGTTCTTAGCTCGCTTTAAATCCTCCTTATGTAGTTTAAATTCAGACTTTGGTGTCTTACTGATACTGGATAGTCTGATATCCAACACTTTCCCACAGTGACGACAAATTACTTCACCGTCTTTTGTCGTGGTCACACTCAGTTGACCACTTGGTCCACTGTGAGTACATTGGATTAGTCGCATAAGCTGTGGGTTCTTTTGTTTAACTAAGTCTTTCAACGATTTAATCTCATTTCTTGACAGACCTGAAACATCAATTTTTGTTAACATTGTATTTTCCTCCTTATTATAAAGACATGAGGATTTCTTATCCTCATAATTATAATATATACTTACATCCGCTAGTTATGCGGTAAAAAAAGAGAATGGTTGCCCATTCTCTTTCTTCTTTATTCTTCTTCAGAAGGAAGTTCTTTAGAAGCCATACGTTGCAATTTAAGCTCTTTCATCATTTCTTTATACTGTTTCTGAGCTCGATTATACTTCTTAGCTTCGTCTTTAATCTCTTCTTTGAAGAAGATATCGTAATCGGACTTACGATACTTATTGTAAGTAGAAGGTTTAACAAATTGACGACCTAATTCCTCGAAGGATAAGGATAGAGCAATGGATGGACTATACGCCAATGCTTTACTTACCGTTAAGATTTGGTAGTCATCCATCTTCTCCTCATTATTGAATGCAGGTGGTTGAAGAATATCTTCATTGCTGCGAATCAAACCTTTAAGAATCATCTCTGTATGTACAGAGTCTACACTCATACCAGAGTCGATAGTCAACTTATTGTATGCATTGACCATTTCATCGATGGTTTCACAATTATAATGGTCCTTCTTATCCAATAGGCGGATAATGTTTTTCAATGGTTTACTTACTTCGTTATTAACGATATTGATCATAGCGATTGGAGATTCGATATCCAATGCACTCAATTTAATACCAACGAAGTCAGCACCAATTGGTTTTAGATGACGACTCACATCTGAGAACAAGTATAGCTCACGAGGATCATCAGGTTTTCCAATTTCTTGAATAGGAATCATCTCATCTGTATCCTTGTTCCGGAGATAAACAATCTCTGTATGGTCGTTGAAGTCGGAGCTACTAATATCATCCATGGTATACAAATCTTCGTTTCGGATTTGCAAGAACCATTGATTCAAATCCTCTTTGGAATCTACATTGAAGATGATTTTGTTGGCATCCAATGCGAAGAATCGATAGAAGTCAGCAGAGAACTCAACCTTATCAGAGTTTGTCTTCAGCATATGCTTAGTAGACAAAATCTTTTGTTGGATAGGATTATTTGTTTGTGTAGCTGCAAATCGACCAGCATGGAAACTTGGTGTATTATTGATATAATACAAATCACCATAACACTTATGACATACACCATCATGTGCCGTACATGTTACTGGTGAACGCATAAGGATAGTTTTACCAATCAAGTGTTCGTCTGTTTCCATATTGACTACATGTAATACAGATGGATCTTCGTCAGGTAGACGATAATAACGTCCATTAATCTTCTTCAGTACCTTACGGTTTGTAACCTGAAGACTAATCAATCGTTTTGTATCACAGTCATCTACAGTCTTACTGATGTTATAAGACGATGTAAGAATCATAGTCTTATAAGAGAAGTGACCTGATTTACCCATAACTGTACTATTCATAATCAACGCTTTTGGACCAGCTTGACCATCGATATAGAAGTTATTGATAGAGTTTAGGCCACCAGCGATATAGTTACTATTGATAGGTACTGGAATAACATTACCCTCAACATCAGGTTTTAAACCACCAGAGATAGCAAACTCTTGCAACTGACCAGTGTTAATACCCGCACCAGTTACTAGGAATGGTTTCAAGTGGTTCTCTTCATCATTGACGATAATATCTAAGAACTCTTTACGAGAATTGAAGATCGTATCTTCAATTTCTTTTGGTTGTAGTGTATCATCTAGTTTCGTATGTAAGATTTCACGGAATCTAGGATACCGTTGAGCTAAGTCAATGAATGATTCCATATCCATTGTAGTACCTGCTAAGATACCAAAGTCTGTAAAGATCTGGGATAAGGAATAAATCATGTCATCCAATGCTTCATTCATAGATACGATATCTACTTCTTTATGATAGGGTGCAATGAGATTGTGGTTGATATAATCAGAAATGTAATCCTCTGTAATCTTAGACCCATCAAAGATATGTGGGCTGCCGATGTCTTGCACTTTATCCAATTTTCTGAACGCATTCCAGATAATCATATTAACGATAAAATGAGTAATTGGTATCGTTTTAATCTGTTCCGCCTTATCACCAGAAAATCTAAATTGTACAGGGTGTTTACGAACCTTCTCTTGCTCATACCCCTGTTTCATATACGTATATAGCTCATTAAATAGAGCTTTCCATTGTTTCTTATCTTCTACAATGGAGTGGATGTTAAATACGGTTTCAGTGAGTCGTTTATGATACGCATCATAATCGATTTCACCAACGATTTCTACATCATAACTTGCCATAATTTCCTCCAAAAATATAATATATCAGTTACAATATTGGATTGTAAACCTCAGTATACGAACTTACTATGGTACTAGAAAGATGGAAGCATTAGCTTCCATCTTATTGTAACCTCCGCAAACGTTTGGTGATTTCATTATAATCAAATGCAATCAATTCATTAGCAGCAATGTCGTAGATTCGATTCACTCGTTCTGGAGTATCATCTCTATTATCGAAAATATCAACAGTCTTATCAGCTTCATTGTATTTAGCAAAGTAGTTAATATGTTTCATAGCACAATTGATTTCTGTTACCAATTGAGATGGGTCGTTTGAACTCGTGAAGATATTAATTTCGACTAAACCATTCAATGGATTACGATGAATCCCGATAGTGTGAATCATATCAGAAGGGTTATCCAATTTAGATGGTAAGAATATATAATCCAAATCTTCTTTACTTAACGATTCGATTGTTTCTTGATTACCCATCCATCTGGATGCTACATATACACCAGGACATAGTCTATCTAGTGCCTTATATAATAGAATGATTCCACCATATTCGGGGAAAGATCGAATAACAGCTGGTGTCACATACTCATCAACCATTAAGTCATCGATATTAAATACCCGATTAAATGGCAACCAACCATATGATGTGATATGGGACATATTGATTTTGGTATCAGCTCGATGGTCCCAAATCTTGATTGCTTTATATGTACCAGGCAAAGTCTTCGCATATAAGCCAATTACATCATAATTATCAATATCGGTGATATAGCAGAGTTGCTTATCATCCCAATCGTAGATTGTTACCGTATTATTATATACGGTATAATACGCCCAAGGACATCCAGGAATGAAGCTGTGTACATTAGATGACACATTTCCAATTTCATTTACCTGGAATACATGTAATAGTGTATTCATATATGAATCTCCTTAATAAATAAAATCTAGTAGTTTCAATAGTCCATATATCATCGATATACAAACCACGGTGAATCCAATATAGACCACCCATTTTACAAAGTTATAGATACGTTCACCCATCATATCCATCTCCCATTCTATAAGTCAATAATGTTACTCATATGCGATGTACCAGAACGAGTTCGTAAGGTAATATCCCCAAGACTTTCTAAGATAGGATTAAACTTAGAGATAATATCATCTACCATAGTATCAATATCCATGGTGTCGATAACCCATTGAGGTAAGCGATCGATATTTTGCGGAATGCCAACAACACTAATACCACCCTTAGCAATTTCTTGAATTGGGCTATCGAAGATTTCTTTACGAATCGCATCAGCAGCATCACCGAATCGACCTACATTTTCATTGAATTTCTTCTCTGTTTTATAATCCATCTTAACGATAAAGATCTTCTCAGGAAGATTGATAAGTCGATTCTTCTCAACCGCATTCCATACAATCGTAGCTTTAATTGCTTGCTGACTATATGGTTTCTTATACGCTTCAGGTTCTTTAGCAGATACCAAGTTCAAGTATGTTAACTCACCATCTAAGAACGATTGTCTAAGGACTTCACGGAAGTTCTTAATTTTACGAATGATAGTACTTACATTAATTTCATCCACATTCAGAATATCATCATGAATGATAGATGTGAAGAATTCTTTAACATCATCCGATGTAGTTGATTTAATGAAGTCAAGACCTGAAATTTTAACCATTGGTGGGTCAATCAACTGACCTTCTTGAAGACGTGTGTATGATACATATCGTTTCTTCTTAGGTGTCAAGATCATCGTCAGATTATAGAACTCATTCTTCATATTGATACGATGATGTTGGTCTGCTGGCATATGTACATCTTGACAATATCGCTCTAAGAAACATTGAGAATAACGTGTCAATATATACGCCATAATATTACAACAGATGAAGTCTAATTCATCTTCATTCTCAGCCGCTACCTTCGGTGTAAGATTTTGTGTTAACATTAACTCCATATACTTAGCAATGGTAACCATTGTTGAGTCTGTATCTTGTGTTACCGTAGCAAATCGAGTATGTTGACTATCTCGAACGATACGAGACCGTGTTGGATGAATATGACATACGTTATGGTAGATATACATCCATAACTGAGTGATGTCATCTTCTATTTCTTCCGGAACCTTGTTTGGATTACGGAACGTTTTGGTTTCGGAACATAGTTTTGTTAATAGTTCCTTAACCTCATCTACATCTCGTAAGAATGTATATAGGTTATTCTTGAAATATAAACGAAGGATGTCATGCTCACTTAAATCAGATACAACTCTAGTGAGTAGTGTACGATATTCTTCATTATGAGATTGGTCAGTTCTAAATTGAGATAGTAATCGATCTACAACACGTTCCACCATATCATCGTGATATGGGTTTGATACTTTAAACTTCTTATCCATCTCGGTATTAACTACTCTATTGATGAAAAGTAGGCATTCATCTAAGTCGAAGAACTTGATGTTACCTTCCAATAACGCTTCGAATGAAGTTTCTGCAGTAGCGATCAGTGCTTGACCTGTACCTGTAGTGGATGCTGCCACATACAAATTGTAGAATACTGACGTATCTGCGCCAGCAGCACCGTAATATGAGTTGGCGATAACCTTCTCATTACCTTGACCTATATCTCTCACAAGGAACTCATATGACCCTTGTGGGTATTTCTTACGTTCAGCTTTAATCTTATTACGATTATCCAAGCTTTCAATCAACAAACCCGCTGAGGCATTTGCTGATTTATCATGTGGTTTAAATAATACACCATAACCTGCTAAGATAGGTTTTTGCTTAGCAAAGAATTCGGTCATGGCTAATAGGGATGTATCTCTCGATGTCCCCAAGTAGTTATTATCCAATATACATGGATGATCTTTCATCCGAGTATTGATAATACGATACAATCTATCTTCAATATCTTTTTCAGACATTGATGGATAGGTTCGTTGTAGTTTAGATTTCATCTCAGCTACCCATTCATGTGAGAATGATAGCTCTGATTTATCCATACCCATATTTTTCTCCTCCTTTTTAATATAAAAAGCATATGTGTAAATGGATACATCATTAATGTATCCATTCGAATAATATATATTTGTAACTCAATCTATGAAAAATCAGAAAGAAAAGAGAATACGGAATGAATCCATATTCTCTTTTTTATTAAGGGTTAACTAGTTTAATCTTGAAGGCTTTGCTGATTGGTTGGATAGTTACTTTAGCTATTAGTAAAGTAATGACAGGAACATCTCCGCCTTCAGGAACCTTTTTAGCAATAATTTCCCATTCGTGTTTTTGTTTAGTAGCAATGACTTCACCAGTAGCAGCATCCACACATTGGATACCTACTTTCAAAGACACATTTTGATGATGAAGTCTATCTTGATCAACATAGTGTTTTCTAGCAGTAATCGTATCGAATGTTGAAGCGTCGAATGCGAAGTACACAGTCAATGAACCACCATATGGGAAGTCTGTAATACCAACCTCTTTTGGATCTGCATCACGTGAAGGTGTTCTAATACTATCCCCACCATTGTTGTAATTTAGATTTACACGAGTTAACTTATCAACACTATTCATATACTCATAACCTAATACACCACTAGTAAGCAATTTACTTTCTTGGAGTATTTTACGTTTAGAGGATACTTTGATAGTATAGGTATCGAGTTCTTGCATATTCGTTACAGTAACTGTTTTCCAACCAGGACCCAATGGATCCGTAAGTTGCTTAGTTTGTGTACCGATAGCAGTAAAACGATATTCGTATTTATCATTGTTTGGAATTTGGGAGAATAGTTTAAGATCCATTCCAGGTAACCATTTAATTCGTCTAGGTGATGTGATAGTACATTGTGTAGTATCTTCATTTGGTTTCGTATTGTAACCGATACTATTGAAGATAACAGGGATGTTACCATCGTTATTGTATTTATCACCAGAGAATTTGTTACGATGTTGGGATTTAACCATCTCTACAAATTTCAATCGGTTTAAGGCGCCGCCAATGTAGTTATTGTGTAACGTATTAATCGCTTGACCAGACTGGCCATCGATTGTTACGGATACTAGGTTACCTAAACCTAAATCTTTAGTAGTAATTAATCGAACGATGTATTCTACACCACTAGCGTATTGAGCGATGAATGGGATATCAAGAATTTCAGAAGTTGCATATGCTTTATCAAGTATACGTAACCCAGCTACTTTCTCAACGCCATTCTTACGTTCTACCACAGTGATGATAGCTCTATTTTCATCATTCGGAATCGTGGTGTGTAATCTAACTGCTAAAATATCCCCTGCTTGATATGGGATATGAGTTAAATCCCAAGTTGCTTTACCTAATGATTTAGCACCAATAGATAAGGTAGCATTATTGTGTAGGATATCACAGTAGTTATTTTCCACAGAGAAACCTTCAACAGAGATAGTCTTAGATTCAGTCATAGGAATGAATTTAAGTGTCGCTGTATTCGATTTCAAGTTATTCGGAATTGGTAATTCTGTTACATGGTCAGTACGATAACCAAGTTTAGTAGCAGAGATATAACCATTAGCCGTATCTAATAACATATACCCTTTCGTTGTATTGGATGGAACTGTTTCAATACGAACAGACTCATTCTCAAACTCAGTGAAGTATAAGTTAGTATCAACCTTACGACCAAAGGAAATTGCTGTATGAACAGGTAAAGATGTGTTACCATCCTTTTGGTTAAGTCGTTTTACTGTTGCTGGTTTCACTACAGAGATGGTATCAATACCATACTTAGTAATCGCGGCATCAATATCAGACATACCAATCGAGTAAATTTTCTTATCAGAAGCACCAGATAAATCGATACTATACCGATTCTTATTATAGCTTGGGAATAACGTTAATGATTTAGACGCATTCGTAGCCAATAAGATACTATAGTCGATAATCTTATTATCAGAATCTTTCAAGTAGATATATTTCTTATCATTAGCGTTTGTAGCCAGTTTAAAGACTTCATCTAAATAGATAATGATATTAGGACTATATAGACGAATAAGCTTAGTCAAAGAATTCATATAGTATAAACGATAGTCAGGATACATTTCAATCGTATTTGGACGATATACTGTATCTTCTGGTGTTACAGGAGCCATTGTACGTAAGCGAATTGCATTACGATTCAATACATCATTAGAAATGGAATTACCTACTGTTAAATCTAAGTATGTATGTGTCACAGCATTGCTTAAACATAGAATAGTAATTTTGTCAATCTTATTTCTTGCAGATGCTATATTGTTACAGAACCCGGTTAGAGTTGGAACAGATGTTGCATTCATAGTGAAACTAGACCCTGCGTTATTCACAACAGCTTTCATAGTGGTATGATAACCAGCTACAGCATGTTGATGAATTTCACTTGTTAAGTTAGCTTCATTAGCAGCAAGAGCAGATACATCAATAGGAATTGAAATCGTAGCTGTTTCCAAATGATAGGATGTAATCGCACGATCTTTGAATTTAAAGATGACGTTGAACTTATCATTTTGAGTTGGTACGTATAACCATTGGCTACCTGTATCCACCACTTTAGATACAGTGATTCCATCAATTGTACTAGTGATACTATTACACATAGTCATCGCATTACCCACATGAACTTTCATCATAGGAAGAGTTACGTATTGTAACGTAAATCCATAGGATGGATTTTCAGCGGTGAATGTGATACTATCATCCATGTCAACGGTATCAGTAGCAAACATAGCAATGACATTTCGTGTACGATTATCAGTAACCGTTAACACTTTAGTTTCATTACCAGTATTAGTCACGTTCAATAACTGTTCATGTTCAATCGTAATCGTACGAGTTAATCCTGTTTCACCTTCACCATACATAGGGAATGTGTCAGGAGCAAATCGTCCACTTCTCCAGCCATCAGAAGATAGAATACCATCGGAAGGAACACCTGCACCGTAAGTAAGTTCTAAACATCTAGGTGGAATATATCGTTTGATTGTGAGTACACAGTTATTGTATCTTTCATCTAACCGCAATGCATTATCTCCCAATGCTCTAGTAGCATTAGCTCGATTATCGTAACGGTATTTATCGACCACTACACCAGTTTCTTTATTAGTGAAGATAAGGTCAAAGTAACCGAGGTTCACTTTAGCACCCTTGTTTTCTTTCACTAAATTAAACATAAAGATGGAATTGTCGATGAAGTTAACATATCGTTTATCCGTTGGAGTATCTGGAGTTACTCTATCCAAATATTGGGCTGGTGTTGTATTACCAACATCCACTGAGTAGGTATAGATGTCTTTGAAGTTAACGTCAGATTCACCAATTTCAATCTTGTAGATATGATCTACAGCTTCATTTGCGATGAAGTATTCATTAAAAGGTGATTGACAAGTGAATGTCAAATCTCTTACCTGTTTATTTGGATCATATAGTGCAACCGCAGATACAGTACCTTCTGCTGTACCGACACGAACAGTAGTCATAGTGTTCGGAGTACGGTTTAATACAACAGGGGATTTGTATGTTACATCCATATAGTTTCTACCATTAGCGAATAATGGGTAGAAGTTTTCTTTATATCGACCAATATCATTAATCCGTTCACCAGTTAAATTAGAGGATTTAGGAACTACGATCGTACCAATTTCTTCTTTATTAGCAGATACACCATGGAGTTTTAATACATTCTTAGCATTAAATAATGTTAGGTATGCATCACCAGGTTTAAATTCAGTATCGGCTGGGACTGGAATATCGATAGCAAACCCATTACCACCAAATGCGGATTCATGGATAAATGGATTAACTTCTGGGTCGTTAGGGTCATTGTTAGCATTATCGAAGAATGCTGATTTAACAGTAACCGCAGTATTTAATAATACACGAATCGTAGATGAACCACAATCCACTCGTAGTAAGCCGTTATGTAGTGTATCCATAACGATATCACCAACACCATCTACATAGATACCATCTACGTGATTAGAAACCGTATAGATAGATTTGATATGATCTACGAATAATGGAGAAGTTGTATCAATATGAATCGTCTTAGCTGTACTAGGAATTGGTTCGTAGGCCAAGGAAATCCGAGTGATTGGTTTATGTAACGTAATCGTTAAGCTACCGGTATTCGGATTACAGAATTGACGACTAATGATTTTACCACTATCTAAATCACGGATTACCAAGAGTTTGTTTTCAGGTCCTACTAGACCAGGCTTAGTAATAGTGAATGTAGCGGTACCAGTGAATTCATCATATAGAGAGTATGTATCTTCTGTGAAGATTTTTGGATTATCAATATTCTCATCATCTTCCCATTTACCATTAGAAAGAACACCGTCATCAGGGAAACCACCGTTGAATTCCATGTATAATGGGAATTTAACTTCTCCTCGACTTGGGTCATGTTTCTCAATCGTTACGGTCATAGAACCAGGAATGATATTAAGAACTTGATTGATTTGGTCTTCTGCATTATGGCTTAGAAGATGTGTATATACCAAATGATTATCCGCGTCAACTACTTTAACGTAGTACTTACGAGATAATTCTTCCGTTGCTCGGAACTTAATACGAACAATATTGAGCTTCTTAGCTGGTAATGTTGTACCATGAGCAACTTCTTTGATAGTATGGTCAAACTCATTCTCAACGATAACGGAAAGTTTAGCTTTCGTTTCATCCGTGAATGGATTAGTACCTAGGAATTTGATGACAGAATCAGTTGGTTCAGTCAATGCTTCATATTCACCAGGTTCAGGTAATGTAGGTTCTGGTGTAGCAATATGTTCTGGCATACGAGGATTTGGGTCCACGAATGGAACAATCGTTACATCAGCAGGTGGTTCTTGAGGAAGAGAATGTGGATTAACAGAACGTTTTGGTTTAGTATATGTACTGATATGAGTACGGTTATAACCATTACCGTCTTCATCGCTATCTCTATCATGAATCATCTTATAGTTAGCTGGATTGAGATCGTGTAAATCTACACCATCTAGTTCAGTTGGTTCTGGAGTTTCTTCTTCTTTTTCATGAAGAATCTCTGTATCATAGTCATAGATAGTTTTTACATTACCGAAGGAGATACCGTTTTCGATATACTCACGTTCTGTAATCGTTACACTATCATCAGGAATATTGTCGTTTGCTAACCCGTCATATACGTTTCTAGGAGGAGGATTTACACCACCAGTTTCTTCTAGGGTTTTATCATGCCACATGTAGAAACGATTTTCTTGGGCTACTTGCCAACGTACACGGTCATCACCATTGAGTAATACGCGATAACCATAATTCTCATCGAATAATGGTTCGTATAGCTCTAGGTCATACCGACGGTCGGCATTAACAAATCGATTGAAGAACCAATCATCCAATAAGTCTTTATACCAGTTACGAATTTCATTCAAATCTTTGATTTTCCCATCAGGGTTAACCTTTTCAAGAGAATCCAATACGTGTTTTTGGTATTCTTTATCCTTATTGAATAGACGGTCTGCTAAGTAAGCAGAATCTTCATCAATATCGAATTTAAACATAGCATCAGAAGCATGAACCTTTTCATAGATTTCAAGGTTATCCAATGTGTTATGTTTCTTTAAAGTTGTGATAATGAACTTAAATGGAGCAATGATTTTAATATCTTTCTTATGAAGACGAACACCATTCAAGTAGATATCATGGTATGCTAAACAGATAGGTCGAGATGTTTTACCTTCTAAATCAACAAAGCCATCATTACGAACATGACGACGATGATAAATCAATCGTTCATCATAACCCACATAGGCAATACGGTGGAACGCTGTTTCACCTGCTTTAATAGGAAGATTGAATTTTGGACGTTGTTTGAAGTTCTCATGTTTATATATAACATAAGAATTCTTAGAGAATAGACGACCATCTTCTGTATAGATACGAAGACGTGGTTTCACATCTTGCTTAACGTTAGTGATGTTATTTTGTAAGTTGAAGTTAACCCCAATATCACGTAAATAATCATCACCACTGTTCTTACGAGTATAGGTAACCAATTGGTTATTGGCACGTAAGAACACGCCTTTGTTAGCATTCACAGGTTCCTTAGGAACGATGCGAAGTTTCATCTTAGGTGAGATATAGTAAACGGAATTAGTTAAATCCAATTTAGATTCAACGTTATCCATTTCCGTATCTATAACGAATACATCATATCTATCATTAACGAATTCGTTTTCTTTATTCGTTAAGAAGAAGGAGTTAGCTACCGTAGAGGTCTTAAGAATATTCTTAAGTGGTACTTCTAAACCCTCTTGTGGGATAGATGGAATCCAATAACCGAAGTTGATACCATCAAAACGTTCTACCTCAATCATAGAATCAGGTTTGATTAGTCGTTTTGGTAAGTATACATATTGGAAACCTCTATGTACAATAATAGCAGATGGAATGACCATCTTACCGTCGATATAGAATAGATAGGAGTTCGCATCGTCGAACTTCATATCATTTTTGTATGTAAATACATATTGTGTTTCAGCAAATGTTTTACGATCAACTTGAATATGACCGGTAGGATCCACAGGAACATCTTGTTCTGTAGAGTTACGTTCTTTAGAAGCCAGATGTTCAGCACTCCATTTGGAGATATCATGATACCAACCTGTTAAGAAACCGTATGTTCTACGTTCATATTCGAGATAGAATTCAGACCATAGTTTGATAAGACCACTAATCGTGTTCATCTTATAATGGAATGGATTCCATCTATCTGACATATCTACTGCTTGGATACCGTCGTTCTTTTCAAAGTAATCTTTGAGGCGATAATCCCAATCAGCAGGTTTGTAATTTTGTAATAACTCAGGAACGGAACCTTGTTGATAACGATCTAGCAATCGTTCTGTTTCTAAGTAGAAATCCATTTCAGTATCGAATTTGATATGGCGGTTCTGTGTAGCTTCGTCATATAAAGCAATCAAGAGAAGTTGATACTTCTGAGGATTACTGATTTCGATAATGTTCGGATAGTGTTCCGTTAAGACTACAGTACCATCGTTTGGTACATAATCTCTACGGTTTGGATGTTTATATAATACAATGATATCATCTTTAGGTAACGGCATCTTTTGTAGTTCAAAATCTACGAAGCGTTGTGTAGCACTCACAGCTTTGATTTTGAATAGAAGTTCCGTACCCACTAAGATAACACGGTGTGTATCAGCATAATCCGCGATATTAATACCATCAAATGTAAAGTTGGTATAGTCTGGGTTATAATGTACACCACCCGTAAATTCAGTTTCCAATGTTTGTTTATTTTGGAAGATAGCGAAGTAGTTATCGGTTACATTGAATTCACGTTTAGTGGAATAGAATGCATTCAATAATAGCTTACTACCCGCTGTGTTGGTTGCATTAATCGTTTCCGCTACAGAAACGATAGCATTTGGAATGAAGAGAACATTGATTACTTTAGGTGTATCGATAAGATATTTAGCCAAATCTTTACGTCTAAAGTAGATATATGTGAACTCTTCGTTCGGTTTAATTCTAATATTCGTGATTAACTTATTATCTACGAACACTAGTACGTTGTATTTAAAAAGCTTTCGATTTCGATTGATTTCATCGAAGGTTAAAGCTTTATTATAGATTGCAGAATCACGCCAAGCTTTACGACGACCAGTTGCAATAAACTGATGTTTCATAGGGAAGACGAGAACTCGTTCAGAGTTCACGTCATCAAACATTTTAATCCCCACTTCAGTTTTCAACTGAGCTGTCGTAAATCGTTCTTCGTGATAAGCTACCAAGTCGCGTTGGATTTGATAGTCGTATTGATAGGATTTAATCTGCATATCAGCAAAGAATTGTCTAAACATCTTAGGATTCAAATCACCTAAGGCTAGATCCTTCTTTACCGTATCCTTGGTAATATCTTCAGGCATAGTCAGTTAACTCCTTTATGAGAAACGATTATATGAAATTATTTACCTTTCGCAAAGTTTGCTACTACGGCATAAAGTTTATCACCGGATTTACCAATGATATCATCAAATGCATATTGGTTGTTCAAGAAACCACCATTAACAGCACTAGCGATATTGAAGATAAAGTAGTTGAAGTTCTCCAATGCGAAGAGTGCTGCATCACCATACATTTTACAGAAAGATTCTACATAACCACGAACTGTCAAGTCTTTCATTGTGTTCGTAATCATATATGCAGAATCATGAATTTGTGTAATGAAGGTAGCGATATTTGCATAGTGTTCCGGTTTGAATGCTTGTTCGATGTCACGAACAGCAATCTCTGTTAAACCAGACACTTTCAATGCATAGTTTTGAACCATATCGCTATCTTGTACTTTCAAGATAGATAAGAAGTAGTATTTAGCAGTCAAGTATAATACCTTAGCAAATGCTACTTTATCTACATTGAGAGCGAATAATTTATTGAATACACGAGTTAGCATGTGAGCATAGATGGATGCTCCATCTGTGTATAGTGTTGTATTATTTAGCTTAGAGAAGTTTTGTTGTACTACTCTAGCAATGTATGCGGATTCCAATAGTACATAGAGTTTCTTTGGATCCACATCAATTCGACCGCTATCATCTTTAGCATAATTTGCTACACGGTCAAGCACGGCAATACCAAATAAGTTTTGCGGGTTGCCTGCTAAGAAGAATGGGAATGGGGGTGGTAATTGATGGTTCAAGTTAGAACCAACTGGTAACATCTTACCATATAACCCATTTTTATGTGTGAATGCGTTCAATACATCATTCACCAGCGGATACTTAAAGTATCTGCGAATGTTACTAAGTGCTTCATCAACAGCAGACGCATCTACGACAACGGATTTTGCTAAGTAGTTCTTAAGCAATCCGTCCATCTTGCCGCTATGGTTAAAGATGGAATATAGATACGAATCTCGGATGGAAGATAATTGACGTGTACTCATTACGCTTCTTCTCCTTTAGTTCCTAATTGTTTAAATTCTTCTTCGTCGATATCTTCGAAGATAATACCATCAATTGGAATATCCAATTCGGTATTCAATATGATTATATCATAGGTAATGGAGTCGCTAATCACACGATCAACGAGATCTTTACGCATATAATATTCGAATGAGCGGATAACGATGATATTGTACGTCATATCAGGGTCCACTACTGGGTCTGGGTATGAGATAGAGTCTAGCTTCGTATTGTGATGTGTTTTGACTCTAGTCTCGGATAAAATTCCTGGTTGTACTGGGAACAAAGAGAACACGATATCTTCAGTATATACACTCTCCATCATACGGTCGATTTCAATAGAGCGGTTGAGTGTTAATACACCATCTAATGATTCGACACTGTTATGGGAAATAAAGTGTACAGAAGAGTTCTCTTTCTTATTATCAATGGAATCAAAGAATTTTTGAGCTCGTTGCTCTTGTTCGTTGGTTAATGGTAGTTTGTATCTATTTTTAAGATATTCCACCATACTAACTTCATTGATAATTGTGTTTTTGCCTAACATAATCCAAAATCTCCTTTACTTTTAAATACATTAATCTCTTGTCGATGCAAAATAAGTGTACTAGACGTATAAATTGTCTAGTACACTTAGTCATTAATCGATTTTTACATTCTTTAGAATTTCGATGACTTGTTCATCTTCCAGTTCAGGAACTTCGGCATGATGTTTCATTTCCTCTTGAATCACTTCATCGGGAACTACGTTCATACCAATATATCCAAAACGGGTATTTAACAATACCACTTTTACTGGAGAGTCTGGATTGCCCATAACTACAAAAATAGGAGCCCCGATCGATGCATTGATACGGTCAGTTTCTTCAACGACTTCGTTAGCATCAATAGACTCAATGAATTTGCAGATGGCTTTAAAACTTGGGTGATTATTAGGTTTTACAATGCGAATCAATTGAGCACCGATTCGCAAAGGACCTTCACCCACAGGAACTTCAGCATCAGGGAGTTGGTTAAATTCTCTGATATCTTTTAATAATTGCTTGGCAAGAGGAAGGATATCAT